CTCCAATCGAACCGACTGAGGGAGCATGACGAACCGCGCAATTTTGGAATTCTAGCGAGAATTAGCACGCGGTTTGGTCAAGGTACAGCGTTAATTGCGCACTGCCTCTGCAAGCCGCTTCTGTTCCGTTACTGCGGCGCGATAGATGGACGGCAGCAGCTTGAGCAGCATCACGGCGCGTTGTCGGATCGCCTTACCACCCGGCGTTCCCTTGATGTGGGGCACAAGGTCGCGGGCCATCTCGCTGAACGAATGTTCGGCAATGAGCAGGCGGACGAGGAAGTGGTGAGTGTCAGCCCCGAGACTGTCACGGATCAGCGCGATGCGGTGCCCGCCATGCGCCCGGTTGAGCCCGAAAGTGATAGCATCGCCCTTCACATAATCATCCGGCATCGGGTCACGCATGAAATCAGCGTATCCGAAATTCGCATACTGGTAGTCGTCTATCCAGTGTCTCGCGACTGTTTCGCTCTCGGAACTCAGTTCGCCAGATTCACGAAGAGACAGGAGGGCGCGGACTTTTTTCCTGCTCCCCACCGCCCCCGAATAATCTGGTTTGGCCATCCGCTCGGTGGTCGCGGTGAGCCCCGTTTCATGCCTCGGGGCCGGAGGGCGTCTGACCACTTTCGGCCTCGCCATTTGAGCAACAGTTTCGTGGATTTTAGGGGCTGTCGTCATACCCTGATTATCGCCGACCGCGCCCTCTAAGTACACAGGAAATTACAGCGGTCAGTTTGAAGGAAGGTCAGTGAGTTGCCCGAGATTTATGCATCCTGACGAGTTTACCGAGCAGCACGAAGATGCAGGCTACAGCCATGATGTCTGCAATCATCTGGGCGTGATCCTGTAAAGCGCATGTTCCTTGTAGATCGAGGAATCGTAGCGCGAAAAATGCTCCCCACGCGCACGCAGCAGCGCCGAAAATCGATTTCGATATTGTCATGGGTTCGCGATTACATCGAATTGTAATATTGCGTAAGGGCATAATTACGATTCGATAACAATTCATCAAACTTTTTTGCTCGTGCCTCCCCATTGCGGGGCGTGTATCGCGGCCAACCACTTGCCGTAGATATGCTCATATGGTGATCCCCCCCGAGCATCGGACCAAGAGATGTCTACGATCTTGCAGAGCTTGCGGTCTCGAGCCTCTAGCCGCGGTACGCTCAAGACTACGTCGCAATGCAAGTTACCGCTACATGCGGTTATGAACCGGTCTCTGGATTCTTCGGGAATGTCGGCGATTTCAAATCTCCTACCGCCGCCGCTCTCCTCGCAATAGCTTTCTAGGGCGACGACATGACAATGGGCTTCATGTAGAGATACTTGCGCGATATTCCGGTCTTGTTTGTGACAACCGGGAAGGGTTGCCAATAATAAAGACATTGCAATGATATTGCATCTAGACATGATAAGTCCTGTTGAATCGAACTCCACAGGTGATGTTAAAAGGGTTAAGGAATCGTTTGCACGCCCGCGCGAGAGGAGACAAATGGCGCCTTCTCGCAACGTTGCTCTATGCTCAAATTTACTTAACACTCGCATAACGGATGATTAACCGTACTTACGTTAACATCGATGCATGGACGAGTTCGAGAGCCGGATCGCAGAGTTGAAAGCCTTAAACGCCGTTGCGGAGGCCTTGCAGCTTTATCAATCTCTCATTCTAGCGCAGACATGGTGCGAAAGCGCTTTAACCCTGGACGATGATGAACCGTCAGTCGCGGGAACTTGGTGTTTTGTAACCCAAGATGCGGGCGAGCTACCGACTTCCGTCTGGCGCTTCAACCAGACCGACGAATGTGTTGGCGCAAGAGCTTGAGACCTGATCTGCCTTATTGTCCGGTGTCGGAACAGGCAGGCCGTGTCCTAGCTGCCTCGCAGTAAGAACGGTAAAGTGCCGATCCTCCGCTTTGGGCTTGGACATTTCGGAGATCGTTGCTGCGATTTCGGGGGATATGGCCATACCCAAATCCTGCCAGAACCATCCCGTCAGTACAACGAAATCTGCGTGCCCCTCACAGGTATCACGCCGCGCTGTCAAAGTATTCCTGACGCGCAACCCGCGCGATCCTTACTGCTTAATAACGGCGACGAAGTCGATGCGCATTAAACAGCCTCAAACTCAGTTGCGCGATGCAGGCGAGAATGAGGATAAAGGCGGACATATAGAGCATTGCCTCCGTGCCATACTCGATCTCTATTTCCATCGCCCTTAAGCTTACGATGAGCAGGCAGAGGGCGAACAACACTAGCGCGGGGATCTGACTTTTCGGCATTTTTCTGATCCTGATTCGGTAACGGTAATCTCCGTTAATTTCGGATCAGGAATCAAATTAAACCTGCGCTGCCAGCGGAAAATTCATTGCGGCTGCCCCCATAGAACCCCGGATCGTCGTCCGTCACGCGCTTGTCGGGATCTTGGCTGGCGAGGGTGTCGGCTAGGTCGCGCCAGGTGGGGAAGGGGAGACGGGTCATCAGCGCTCACACTCTCGCATTGTCATATATGCCTGAACCCTCTCAGCCGGTGAGTTTGTCGTCTCACGCTCTGCACCGCCATCAGCGGCCCGCAAATTGGCTCTCGCGGCATGATACGGCACGGGCTTGGCGATGAGGTGCGTTGTGTCCACTCGTTCGGCCCATCGCGTGCCAGTGTCCATGAGGTCCGTGGGGATCGCCCGTTTCGTCGTTTCGCCCATGCCCGACGGTACCACACCCCGTGTCCCGTTTGTGCCGAAATCGCCCGGTTTTGCTGGGTTTTTCATGCCTGCGCCTCACTCGACATGAACCGTTCCGCCGCCTCGAACCGGCGCTGCATCTCCTCGATCCGCTCTTGCGTCACTGCCAGCAAATCCCCGTCGAGGTTCGGTAGATCAGTTTTCAGTGCGTCGAGCAGGGCCCAGCCGGTCAGCCCCTCAGCGCCGGGAGGCGTGTAGGTGCCGTGTTTGCGGATCTTCGCTTCGTGGGCTTCGCGCTTGGCGACCTCGGCCCGGCGTTCGGCCATCATCGCAGCCACGGCCTCGCGTTCAGCATCGGACGGGCGAGGGCGTTCCGGCTCCCGAGCCTCCTGACGCGACACGATGCGAACGTGCGCCACCTTATCGCGCAGAGGCGCAGCCACCTCGTCCAGCAACTCCGCAAGCTCAGCCACAGAGGGGAAGAACTTGAAACGGCGTTGGGCCACTCGCAGCGTGGCAGGCGTCCAGACAATGGCCGGAGTACCCTGGAGTGCGACCTCGAGCGCAGCCTTACGCATGTCCAGCGCGTCCATTTCCTGCGGCCTGGCCACCGAGGCGTTGAGGATGTCGAGGAACCGATCGATCTCAGCACGCAGCCGATCGGCCGGCAGTGGGTCGAGCGCTCGCTCGAGGTCGGGAAGGATGCGCCGCGCCTCAGCGATGACCGCACCAGACGGTGGCACTCGAGGTCCAGCCGCGATGACCATGCCAGGTGCAGGCTCGCCGCGTTTCAGTCTGGCCTCTCGTTCTGCTGGCGTCTCGCGCTGCCCGAAAAACGAAACGTTCGTGCCGCTGATGGCCGTCTCGAGCGCGTGGCTCAGGGCCGGGACGCGCTGCCCGGCGTAGGTTGCCAGATTGGTCATGAACGCCACCCCGCCATTTTCTCGCGCATCCGCTCGGCTTGATGCGACAGTGGGTCTTTCGGCTTCGCAAATGCCGGTCGCGCTGCTGCCTGTCCCTTCGGCTCGAACACGCCCTTCCACCCGTTCATGGTCGAGGTGTCGAGGATGCCGCGAACGTCATGCCCTGCGACGTGGAACCGCTCGAGTTCTCCGATGATCTTTCGCAGCGCATAGGCCGTTCGGGGGGCCTTCTTTCGGTCGCGCATTTCGAGATATCCGGTCCAGGCATCCAGAGGCACGAAGTCAGGGATGCGGATCGTCTCGGACCCGTCCGCCGATCGGAACGTCATGTCGCGCTCGTCCTTCACCACCCGGACCACCGGAGCGTCGGAGGGGGGCTTAGGGGGTAATGATGATTCTTGATGGTTCTTGATGGTTCTATAGTCCGGCACGTGGTGCCGGTTATGCGGCACGTGGTGCCGGTTAGCGGCACGTGGTGCCGGTTTTGTAGCGGCACGTGGTGCCGGTTTCCGGCACGTGGTGCCGGTTTCGCCCTCGCCGGACGCCTCATTTTTGGCGCTCCGAACGAGCGATTCAGCCTGAATGACATCTCGCATTTCGTCGGTCACTTCCGTTGTCTCGAGCGACAGCCGGAGGTCCAGAGACCTGCCACGGCTGGCACCCTCGATGATGATTTTTGCCGCCTTGAGGCCGCGCAGAGCGTATCGAACCGACCGCTCAGACAGCCCCGTTTTCGCGACGATATGAGAGGGAGACGGCCAGCATCTCCCCGTCTCGTCGGCATGGTCAGCCACGGCAACGAGCACATATTTCGACGTAGGCGGCAGCTCGAGCGAGAACGCCCATTGAACTGCCTGAATGCTCATCCCACCACCTCGCGAATGGTCACGACCGTGCGCTGTTCGGCGCGCTTGCACTTGATGCCGATCACCTCGATTTCGGCGTATTGCGGAGCGTCGTCGATGATGAAGCCCAGGCCGCGCTTGTTCTTCGTGCGCTGACGAGCGCCTTCCGTGCGGATGTTGAGCAGGCGCGGCGTCGTCAGGCAGTCCAGCAGCCGCTTGGCAGAGCCCCAGAGGTTGTCCTTGTCTGGGGTTCCGACAGAGTGACGCTCGACTATGACCTTAGCGCGCTCGAAAGGCGCAGGCGGCCGCAGGTGAAGCGCCGCTACCATGACCTGCCTGCGGAGTTGGTTCTTCTGCTTCGCCGTTGTGGAGTGGCTAAACCCGGTCGTTCTGTTCACGAGAGGGAATGGCGCAGGGAGAGTGAAGGTTATTTCTCGCATGGCTCACATCCCAAGCGCACGTCTGTAGATGTCGAGCAGCGTCTCCTGCTCTTCGATCTCGTTCGGCTCTTTCTTACGAAGGGCGATGATCTGCTTGATCGTCCTCACGTCGAACCCGGCGCTTTTCGCTTCCGAGAAGATATCCTTGATATCCCCGGCGAGCGCCTTCCTTTCTTCTTCCAAACGTTCCACGCGCTCAATGATTGAGCGGAGGCGGCCTACGGCGATGCCGCCCACATTGGACTCAGGATCAGCAGCCTGACGCGCACGGCTCGCAGCGGCTTCATCAGGATCAAAAAACATGGTCTCGCCGCTGTTATGGCCTGTCATGTCGGTTGCGTTGGTCATGAGCGGGGCTCCTCGATAAATTCGTAATGCACGGTCACGACGCGGCGCAGGCCAGCGGCCCGGAGAACACGCGCGGAGTAAGGCTTGACGGCGTTTCGCTGGGCGTTGAGCGCCTGCGGGCTCATTCCTAGGGAGCGCGCCGCCTCGGCCTCACTCGGGAATTTATCAACCCATCGGTTGACGGCCCCGCATAGGTCAGCGGCATCGATCTGATTGGAGCGGGTCATTTCTGAAGCTCCTTCCGTGCCGCTTCGAGCGCGCGTTTGTAGCGATCGACCTCAGCCAGTGCCCAAGCCTCAAAGGCATCCCAGTCTTTCCAGACGATCCGCAGAAAAGTCAGTCGGTATGAAGGCGGAGGGCCTGCATCTCTTCCGATGCCAAACCGACCGACCTTGATTTTGAACCAAGGCATTTCTCTTGCTCCCGCGCCGCACGGCGCTCAGCAACGAGGCGTTCAACCTCGTCCGCTATGGATGAACACGAGGCCATCAGTTCGATCAGTGCTTCCGCATCGGGAGCATTGCGTTCTGACAGCCAGTTACGAGCCGCCCTGGGTGATTTTTTCGACGCCCGGGCGAGCATTTCTGCTGCAAACCGAAAGGGCATGAACTCGCGCTTGATCGCATCGAGCAGCCGATCGCGAACGGGGATGGTCGCAGCCATCATTCGCGGAAACTTTGGGTCAACAGTTGGCATTTTTGGGCAGCGAAATGCCCCAACCTTGCACATGTTTTTCCTCCATCATCTGCCTTGTCACCGGCAGTTTGAGGGAGTTCAGAATT